ATGGAATAAAAGCGTTGTCGGATAAGCGTTCAACAATATTTACAGAGCCAAAACTAGGTTTTATTAATTTGTATGTAATCATAATTCAATACTCGCAGTCCAAGATGAAAAATAATACCCAGCATCTGCTGTAGAAGTCGCTGTTCTTGCTTCTCTATATCCTTTAGTTGTGCTACCTTCTACACCTGTTGTTGTGCCAAACCCAGAATTAGCTTGATTTGTTAATACTATTGTTGGAGCTGCTCGTTTTTCAACTTTAAACTGACTAATAGCCCAATATACGCTACCAGATACTGTTCTTCCATTAAACATAGAAATTGAATTAATGTTTGTTCCACTATTTTCATAATAGCGTTGGCAAAGCTGCAGTTCTGTACCATAAGGTCTGTAATCAAAGCTAGTAGCTGTAGAGCCTACCTCAAGCTGAACTCCTGTGATGTAGAAGGTAGCACTAAGTGTAGAAATTAATTTTGTGCCGCCTGTTACTCCTACTTCACCAGCGCCTACCCAAGAACCTGCTGCGGCAACGTTATCATTTCCTGAGCCTAAATCCCAATAAACTCGAATACCAATTCCAGTAGTAGTTAGCCAAGTTCCTGTGGTATCACCAGGTATGGTTACTGATTTTTGTTCCCAAGTATTAGCAGTTGAAATGGTGTAACTAAACGGGTAAGAACGGTTAAAAGCGCTGTTTGACAAAGAGCCACCAAACGTACCAGTTAAGCTAGAGCGCACCCAAAAAGACAGGGTTACAGTTTTAGCACTAGCCGTACCAAAACCAAGGTCAAAGCAGTTTGTTCCCTCAATACGCTGTGATAAAAAATAATATTGACTAGCTCCTACGCTTGCATCAGCGGTTGTTACTGTTGCTAATAAAGAATTTGTAAATCCTGCGGGTGCCACAGTGCTTTGTTGAACTGTATACACGCCATCGGATGGTTCTCCGTACCCAAGAAATCTATCTACAGCGTAAAAATCACTAGAGGTATTTACTGTCAAAGCCGCACCAGCATTACGCTGGTCAATCACCATCGCACCATTGATGATGCGGTTTTTAAATCCAAAGGTGCTATCGGAGTTAAACTCTCCAGCTTGGGTTATTCCGTTTGAGCCGTCAATAGTGATGGGCATTATTCAGTTCCTTCTAGTTTTGCTTCTAGTTCTGCTATCTTTGTTGCTTGTGTATCTAGTTCTGCTTTAAGTTCTTGAATTGCGGATGTTAGGGTAGCTACTAAGAATGAAGTGTCAACACCTTGAGGTTTAATGTTTCCATCTTCATCTACCGCATCTTTTTCTCCAGTTACGCAATCAGGCACTACTGCTTGAAGTTCATGGGCAATAAAGCCTTGACCATCTGTGCCATCTTCTTTCCAAGTATATGTGCATGGTTTTAGCTGTGCTATTTTAGCCAAAGCACCTGTCATTGGTGCAATGTTTTCTTTTAAACGGTAGTCTGAAGTGGTGTTGTAAGCAACCGTTGCGCCATCAGTAGTAATACTTCCCCTCGCAGTTCCACCCCCAGTACCTTCATAAAACCTAATTAAACTTCGAGTTCCGCTTGTTCCTTCGTTTTTTACTGAAAGTGCAAAGTTTGCTGCTGTAGTATTTGTATACATAAAACCAACAGAACCTGTACTATAAACTTCACCAGACTGACTTGAAGAAGTTGTAGTAGCAGTTGTTCCAACTAACAATCTACCACTAGAGTCAATACGCATCCGTTCTGAAAATGTTTCTGCACCCGCACCAAAAGCTAATCCTACATTAGTCCAAATACGAGATAATCCTGACGCTGTGTCTAAGTTAGCCGTGCCGTTTGTAGCATCAGACCATTTAACCTGTACTGTCCCTGCGGCAGAAACAGCGTGTAATCTTGCATTAGGACTAGTAGTACCAATACCAACATTCTGTGAAGTATCAATCGTCATGGCAGTTGTTGTGCCATTAGTTTGGAAAGCTAAATTGCCTGTGGTATCGCCTGATACGGATACAGCTGTACCAGCGGTTGTGCCTGCGGAAATTGTTGATGCCATTATGACACTCCTACTCTGTTGGCTTCTTGCTGTGCTGCGTATGCTGCAATAATTTCTGGTGTCCATGCGGCATTGCAGATAGCAACGACATTGGCTGGCTGAGAGCTTACATCATCTGCTGGAACAAATGAACTGCGATGGTATTTCTTAGAGATTTCTACACCATCTTCTTTAATGGTTGTGGTTTCTCTGACTAATACAATACCATTCTCGGTTACTGTAATTTGGTCTACTGCTACTTCTTTCGTTAATGCCATTTTGATTCTCCTATAAAAATCCGACTAGATAATCCAATCTAGTTAAACGAAATATGTTGCTGAAAAATTAAATCCACATGAAGCATCAAAATAAGAACCAAATGTTCCCCAATCTCCTGCTGTTTGAAAAGCAATACGAATCCTTGTTTCGCTTGCCTCCAGATTTAACATGATTGGTTGAGTTCCTAACGATGAAGAAAATGCTGTGTGGATAGAATACGAACCAGCAGAAACATATCCAATAGTAAAAGGAAGTCCTGTAATATAAGGAACTCCACTAGGAGAAGAAGCTGCACTAGTCAGAAAAGTTCCTGTTACTGTTACCATTCTTCCAACTTTAGTATAGTGTCCTGAAGCCGTATAAGTTATTGAACCACCACCAACAGTAATAACAGGTGTCCAAGTACCTTCCTCATAATCATCTAGTGTGTTTGCGTTAGATGAAGCGGATTGGGATGCTGGGAATGTGATGCCTGCACCACTTGCTGCTGCTGTAGCACCGCCAACTCCAATGGTTGTAGCAAACGATGGGGTAGTAAGCGTAGCTATTGTTGCGGTTTGGGCTGGAAGCGAAAGTGTATTAGTCCCCGCTACCGCAGGGGCGGCTAGGGTTATTGCACCTGATGTATCGCCTGAAATAACGACTGAAGACATATTAAATCCTTATAGAACTACCCAGCGACTACCGCTAGGAACAGTTACAGTAACTCCACTTGACACAGTTACTGCTCCAACAGAAGAAGCTGAATAACCAGCTGGTATTGTGTAACTTGCAGCAATAGTCATGTTATTTACTACTAATCCATTCGTAGCCACAAGCTGAGAAGCCTTTAACTCACCAGTGCTTGGTTTGTATAGTAACTTAGAATTACTCGTATAGATATTAGCGGCAGTACCTGTCGTTGCACCTAAGAGTGCAGGGTATACATCTGTAGAAGTAGATGTATCGTTACTGATAGCAGAGCCACCAACAGATGACCACGCAACTCCGTTATATCCCTCGAACTCAGAAGTAGTAGAGTTAAAGCGTAGCTTACCAGCTACACCTGTAGGTCTTTCACCTGTTGTTCCTGCTGGCATCTTAATTGCAGAAGTAGCAGTAAATGATGGGTTAGCGTCATCGTACTTAACTGTGTCTGCATCGTACCCTTGGACTGTAGACCCAATATCAGAATCTACGACAACATTGCTACCGCCATTCTGAAGTGTACCAGTAAAGTTAGCAGTTACATCGTCGTACTTAGCAGTATCCGCATCATAGGCTTGAACATCAACACCAATCTCTAAATCTAGATTTTGACGAGCTGTCGCAACATTGGTTAGATCAGAAAGATTATTGGCTTTTGCTAAGAAGCTCGTACCAGCAGCATAAGCATCAACCCAAACTGTACCAGTATAAACACGCATTGCTCCGTCAGTGCTATTGAAATACAATGCTCCAGCAACCAAAGCGTTGCCGTCATTATCTAATGTTGGATTAGAAGTCTTAGCTCCTAAGTAACGATCATCAAAGTTATCGTATGCTGTTAGGGTTTGATCTCTTGCTGTCTCAGCAGCAGTCTGTGCTGTCGACGCAGCAGTTGCACTGTTAGATGCATTAGTAGCTGAAGTAGAAGCTGACGATGCTGAGTTACTTGCGTTAGTTGCTGAAGTACTTGCTGCGGAAGCAGAGTTGGAAGCGTTGGTAGCTGAGGTACTTGCTGCAGATGCACTATTCGATGCATTCGTTGCAGAGGTTGATGCAGCACTTGCACTTGCAGCAGCATTAGTCTCTGCTGTTTCTGCATTAGTCTCTGCAGTCTGTGCTGCAGTAGCACTGTTTGATGCGTTAGTCGCAGATGTTGATGCTGACGATGCAGAATTAGAAGCATTCGTAGCAGAAGTAGCAGCAGCACTGGCACTATTTGAAGCATTAGTTGCTTGAGTTGTAGCAGTAGACGCAGATGAAGCTGCATTCGTAGCAGATGTAGAAGCGTTGCTTGCTGAGGTTGATGCAGCAGACGCTGAAGAAGCTGCGTTAGTTGCTTGAGTAGTAGCTGTAGAAGCTGATGCAGCAGCATTGGTAGCCGACGTAGAAGCAGCAGATGCAGAGCTTGCAGCGTTGGTTGCAGCAGTTTCTGCATTGGTTTCTGCTGTCTCTGCGTTAGTCTCTGCAGTCTCTGCATTAGTCTCTGCAGTCTCTGCATTAGTCTCTGCTAGTTCTGCAGCAACCTGTGCTGCCTCTGCAGCAGCCTGTGCAGCTACAGCAGCGTCTTTAGCAGCAAGAGCTAATAAGACTTCACTTGCAGCGTCATTAACTGCATCGCCCGGACCGCCGGGTCCTCGATAAATAGCCAAGGTCTATCTCCTTATTTGTCTTAATACACTCATCGAATGCACTAAGACAAAACTCCCCAGCCAAAGCCAGAGAGTCTTGAAGCCAATATTAGGCGTTTACTGCGAGAACAAAACCAGTCTCAGGACGTAGTGTCTTTGTACCGAAGAGGGTGTCTGCGGTATAGAGAGTGGATAAATATTCCTGTTTGTACTGAACTTGTGAACGAACACCGAGTTGCTCAGCTAGAACCATTGTATCTTTATGAGCCAAGATAGCTGCTTTGATGTCGCCACCAGCGGTTGCAGTGTTCTCAGCATCTGTTTCGATAACTGGAGCATTGCTTGTTACATAGATGTCGATACCATACAATTGACCGATCTGACCGTTGTTTACACCACGACCATCAACGAAATCAGAGCTGTTGTAACGATCAATACCCATGATAGCTGCACGCAGTGATGGAGGAACAGCGAAGAAGCGACCATCCATTGGAGTGTCAGCATCATCCATCAACTTGATCAAGGCACGGAAGCCAGCATCAGTAAAT